AGAATTGACTATCTAGAAGCAAGAGGGTATAATGCAGATAAAATTGCTGAGATGAAAGCTGCTTTAGCTGCACGTACTAAAAATCGTCTTGGTGATGTAACTAAACTTGGAAGTATTATAAACTATGCCTTAACTAATACTTCTAATCTTACAAATAAAATACTTGATGAGTATGGTAGTGACCCATTTGAAAAGACTGCAAGTACGGTAGCACCTCCTTTAAGTGAGGCTGCAGCTAAAGTAGATAAAGACATTACTCAACGTAATAGAGATCGCTCTTCTACAACTGAGAGTACTTCTGAAATGAAAGCTAGATTAAAAAGAAATAAAGAAGATACTGGTGAATTAAATCAAAAAGATAAAATAGCATTAGCTGCCAAAAGAGAAAAAGTAAAAAAAGATAAAGAAGATAAAATTGAAAAAGCAATAACCTCTGGAGAAATAAAAAAAGAACTAGCTCCTACACGTAGTAGACCCGGAGGAGAGTTTGGAATGTATAAAGGCGGCTTGATGCAAAATAAAAAAAGAAAGAAAAAGAAGAAAAAATAATTACCCTCGACAACAACTATAAGGCTACCCAGCTAAAGCTGGCCCCACATAAAAGGAAAAATTATGTCTGAACTACAAACTATGGAAAAACCAAAGACTGCAGGATTTGTTGATCCAAACTTTAGTAATGCTAACAAGAGACGCATCCAAGAGCAGGAAGACGAACTCAAAGAACTTATGGGAGAACAGTCCGATGACAGTGAGGAATCCGATGGCAAGACAGCTGCATCAACCCAAGTACAAGATGAAGGTGATACCAAACAAAAAGAAGCCAACGCTAAAGATGAAGCACAAGAAGACGAAAACTTAAGTAGCGAAGAAAAGACTTATAAGAAACGCTACAGTGACTTGCGTAGTCATCAAAACAAACAAGCAGAAGAACTCAAAGCACTTAAAGCTAAATTAGAAAATGCTGAAGAGCGAGGTGATATACGTCCTCCTAAGTCTGATGAAGATATAGAAGCTTGGGCTAGGCAGTATCCTGACGTTGCTGCTATTGTTGAAAGTATTGCAGAAAAGAAAGCACAAGAAAAGTTTTCTACTGCAGAAGTTCGGCTACAAGAAATTGATCGTATTAGTGCAGAAGCAGACCGTAAAAGAATGGAAGATGAAATTAGGGCTATGCATCCTGATTTTGATGAGCTTCGTAGCAGTGATGTATTTCATGATTGGGCAGGTGAACAACCTAAGTGGGTACAAGATGCCTTATATGAAAACTCTGAAGACCCTGCATCTGTTACTCGTGTAATTGATTTATATAAAGTAGATAAAGGATTAGATAATAAAACTAAAAAGAAATCATCTAAGTCTGCAGCTTCAGCTGTTGTAACTAAACGCACAACTAAACCCGACCAAAATGATTCTAATGCAAGTTTTTCTGAGTCACAAGTACATAGAATGACTGCTGCTCAGTATGAAAAACAATCAGATGCTATTATGGAAGCCATTCGTTCTGGAAAATTTAATTACGATATGACAGGCGGTGCACGATAATAGTAAATAAAGCATTGACATCTATAGTCTACTTAGTATAACTATAGGTGTCTTTACAATAAATTGTAAGCCTCTCGTAAAAAAGACTACCTTACAATTAAGACAATACTACCTCGCTAAGTCTAAACACACCAATAATAAGACCTACCTAAATAAGTATAGGCCCGTATAGACCCTTATATGCACCCTAAAAAGTTTAGCCTCTTATCGGTTAGTTTAGCTTATTAAACATAAGCCAAACACCAAACGGAGGATTTATCTCATGGCTTTTACAACCGCAACAGGTTACGGCAATTTACCAAATGGTAATTTTAGCCCAGTAATCTATTCTAAAAAAGTACAGCTTGCATTCCGCAAGTCAACTGTCTGTGGTGATATAACCAACTCAGACTATATGGGCGAGATTGCCGCACAAGGCGATACCGTCAAGATTATCAAAGAACCAGAGATTTCTGTCTCGCAGTATGCGAGGGGTACGAACGTGACCGCACAGGATTTACAGGACGAAGACTTCTCCTTAGTCATTGATAAAGCTAACTATTTTGCTTTTAAGATGGATGATATTGAAGAAGCACATTCTCATGTAAACTTCATGGATCTTGCAACCAACCGTGCTGCATATCGTTTAGCTGACAATCATGACCAAGAAGTTTTAGGTTATATGGCTGGTTATGCACAGTCTTCATTGCACTCACAAGCTGATGCACTGAACTCAACTGTAAACGGTACTAAAGCAGTATCGACTGCTGGGTCAAATGAGTTGCTATCATCTATGCAGCTTCATAAAGGTGACTTCGGGAATATTACTACAAGCTCTGCAGGAACACACTCTATTCCTCTGGCTGCACGTTTACCGGGCGCAACAGCTTTGCCAACAGCAACGGCTTCACCAGCAATGGTTGTAGCACGTATGGCTCGTTTACTTGATCAACAGCAAGTAGATAAGCAAGGACGTTGGTTAGTAGTAGATCCAGTATTTATGGAAATCTTAGCTGATGAAGATTCACGCTTTATGAACGCAGATTTCGGTGAATCAGGTGGATTGCGTAATGGTCTTGCCGTTAACAACTTCCACGGCTTCCGTGTATACTCCTCGTCTAATTTACCAGCAGTAGGTACTGGACCGGGAACTACAGGTTCTGCAAACCAATTGACTAACTTCGGTGTTATCGTAGCTGGTCATGATTCTGCTGTAGCAACTGCAGAGCAGATCAATAAAACAGAAACATACCGTGACCCTGACAGCTTTGCTGACATCGTTAGGGGTATGCATCTATACGGTAGGAAGATTCTTCGTCCTGAAGCAATCGTAACTGCTCGTTATAACGCAGCTTAAGGGAGATATAAACTATGGCTACTTATGACATGACTTCCAGTGATACTGCTGGCGTTGGAGCAAACGTTCTTGCTGTTCCAACTAACGTTGGTAACACTGTACGAACCATTGAGGCAATACTAGATATTGATGCAATGGTAACTGCTGGTTACTCTGGCGCAGATGGAGACATCTTTCAATTGCTTGAAATCCCTGCCGAATCAGTAGTTGTTGCTGCTGGTGCAGAAATAATGAAGTCCTTTACTGCAAGTTGTACTTGTAATATTGACTTTGCTGGTGGAGATGACATCATTGACGGTGCTGCTCTTGATGCTGCTGCTGGTACGTATCTTGCAAAAGGTACTAATGGTGAAGCTAACGTTGTAAATACAGGAGCAGCTTCAACTTTTGCTGCCGCTGCACTTGCATGTGTTGGTGCTGCAGATACCATTGACGTAGTTGTTGCGGGTGCTGCACCTGCTACTGGACGCCTACGGGTTTACGCAGTAATTGCTGACGTTTCTGCCGCAATGACAGAAGCTGCAGTCGCACAGCGTGATCAAGTATAATATTAAACACTACTTTGGGGCTGGCATAATGCTGGCCCCTTTGCGACACATTAAGGGAATATAATGGCGTATACATATTTAGACATTACTAATGAAGTCATTTCTCGTTTTAATGAGGTTGCTCTTACATCTTCTAACTTTACTGCAGCTAGAGGTTTTCAAATACAATGTAAAAATGCAGTAAACGATTCTATTGATTATATTAATACCAGTGCATACAGTTGGCCTTTTAATCATAATACTCAAACAGATACACTTGTTGCTGGTACTACCCGATATAGTATTCCTACTACAGCTAAGCATGTAGACTATGATACCTTTAGACTTGTAAAAGATGACTCTCTAGGTTCTTCTGGTGGAAGCTTAGGTTTTCTAGATTATAAAGATTACTTAGATAGTTTTATTGCACAAGAAGATCAGTCAGAAGTAGGAGGTGTACCTACAAGTGTATTTAGAACTCCTGATAATAACTATGGTTTATATCCATACCCGGATAAAGCATACTCTTTGAAGTATGAATATTATGCGTATACAACCTCTTTATCTGCAGCTACAGATGTTCCTGTAATACCAGAACAATATAGAGCCGTTATAGTAGATGGTGCCACTGCGTATGGGTATCAATACAGAGGCGAAGTAAATCAGTTTCAAATGAATTTTCAAAGGTTTGAAGCTGGGATAAAAAATATGAGAAGTCTTTTATCTAACAGGGTAGATTATATAAGGTCTAAAATGATTACACGATCATCAAGACCCGCAAGTATGTTTGGTTAAGGTTTAAATATGGCAGACGAATCAGGTCTTAATCCATTTATCTTTCCATGTAAAGGTGGATTAGTTCTTAACAGTTCTACTTTTACTATGGAACCGGGTCAAGCATTTGAGTTGCAAAACTTTGAGCCTGACATTAAGGGTGGATACCGTAGAATAAATGGATATACTAAATGGAATACTAACTTAGTTCCTCATACTTCTGCTACTTCTGAGAAGGTACTCATGTCTGCGTACCATAAAGGAGAAGTAATAGCAGCTAGAGGTACTAAAGTATTTAGATCTACAGGTGCAAGTAATGCACTAAATGGTGCAATTAATAATTCAGCTACTACACTTACACTAGATAGCACTGCAGACTTTAGCACAACAGGTACTATACTTGTAGGTACAGAACAAATTACTTACACAGGTAAGAGTACTACACAGCTTACTGGATGTACAAGAGGAGCAAATAGTACTAGTGCTGCAGCCCATGCAGATGATGCGACACTTACACAGTACTGGACACAGATAGATACAGGTCGTACAAGTGCAGGTAAGTATACTTTTTATAGACAGAACTTATCTGGCACTGACATAATAGTATTTGCAGATGGGGCTAACAATGCATCATACTTTGCCTCTGGTAACTCTGTAACTGACATAGGTGGAACTGGCGCACCTGCTAACCCTAAGTTTGTAACAGGACACAAGAACACTTTATTCTTTGCTGGTATGTCTAGTAATCCACAGGAGATAGTTTTTACTGCACCATACTCAGCTACAGATTTTACGGCAGCTAACGGTGCAGGATCTATTGTAGTAGAAAGTCCTATCACAGGATTGTTTCCATTTCGTGATGATCTGATTATATTCTGTGAAGAACGTATATTTAAACTGTCAGGTAATAGTATAGCTGACTTTCAGTTAGTTCCTATATCTCGTAACATAGGATGTATGAATGGGTTTACAATACAAGAATTTGCAGGTGATATTGTATTCTTAGGTAGAGATGGACTTAGAACTGTAGCTGGAACTGAACGTATCGGTGACGTAGAACTTGGAAGTATTAGTACACCAGTACATCAGTTGTTTAATGTACACAGTACGATAGATGAATTTGATTCTTTAATTGTACCTGACAAGACACAGTATAGAATATTTTTTGTAAACTCTTCTACTACTGCAAAGAAAACAACAAAGGGTGTTATTGCTCATAGGTCAAGAGATGGGTATGAGTTTTCTGAAACGTTTGGATTACAACCTTCTTGTACTGACTCTATAAATGAAGATGGTAAAGTATATGTATTACATGGTGGATACGATGGATATGTGTACAGACAAGAGCAAGGCAATACTTTTGATGGAGACAATATAATCGGTAGATACAGATCACCTGACTTAACTATGGGTGATGCAGGTATTCGTAAAAACTTCCAAAGGGTTATTATTAACTATGCTCCTGAAGGTGTAGTAAACTCTGACTTGTTCTTACGATATGACTATGAAGACCCTGATGCTCCAAGACCTGCAGCTTATCCATTTGATAGTAGCTCTATCGTTGCTATATATGGAGCAGGAGCATACGGTACTGTTACTTACGGTGGTCAGTCTCAACCTTTGGTAAGACAGGCAGTAGAAGGTAGTGGCTTTGCAATAGCACTAAGGGTTGTTGACAATGGTACATCAGAGCCTTACTCACTTAAAGGCTTTCAGTTAGAATTTGATGCAGCCGCAAGGCGTTAAAGGAGAAATAAATGGCTGGTTATACACGGCAGTCCACATATACAGACGGTGACATTATTGATGCAGCAGACTCCAATGACGAGTTTGACCAACTTCTAGCTGCCTTTAATGCTTCCTCTGGACACACACACGATGGTACTGCTGCAGAGGGTGCAGCAATTACTAAGCTACTAAGTAACACACTTACCTTTGGTGCAGCTACTTCAGGTACAGATATTACAATTACCTTTGACGGTGAAACTAATGACGGTGTACTAAAGTGGATGGAAGACGAAGACTACTTTGAGTTTTCTGATGACATACTTGTAGCCTCTACTGAAAAGATACAGTTTCGTGATACAGCTATTTATATTAACTCATCTGCTGATGGTCAACTTGATCTCGTAGCTGATACAGAAATACAAATTGCAGCTACTACTATTGACATGAATGGTGCTGCAGACATCTCAGGTAACTTAGCTGTAGGTGGTAATCTTACAGTTGCAGGTAATGCTACAGTAACAGGCACTACAACGTTTAACGGTGGTACACTTACATTAGGTGACTCAGCCAGCGACAACGTAGTATTTGGTGCAGATGTTGACTCACACATTATACCTGACGATGATGATACATATGACTTAGGTAGCTCAAGTCAACAGTGGCGTAACCTATACCTTGATGGTAGTGCCTACATTGATGGACTTGCAGAAGATATACTTGTAGCTACAGATAAGAAGGTAGGCTTTCGTGACAGTGCTATCTACATTAACTCTAGTGCAGATGGTCAGCTAGACATTGTTGCAGACACTGAGATACAGATTGTAGCTACAACAATAGACATTGACGGTGCAATTAATGCAAGTGGTGAAATCATTGCTGCATCATTAGACATTAGTGGTAACATTGATGTAGACGGTACAACAAATCTTGACGTAGTTGATATTGACGGTGCAGTAAATATTGCCGCTGCAACTACGGTAGCTACAAATAACAAGATACAGTTTCGTGACGCTGACCTGTACATTAACTCAAGTACAGATGGACAGTTAGACATTGTAGCTGACACTGAAGTACAGATAGCTGCAACTACAGTAGACATTAATGGTGCAGTAGATGTATCAGGTAATCTATCTGTAGGTGGTAACTTAGACGTTACAGGTACATTTGATCTAAGTGACTCTAACTTTACTAATGCAGGTGACATACAGCTAGATAGTATTACAGGTGATTCAGATACAAATACTAGCATTACCTTTAGTGGCTCAGATGTAATTACGGTTACTACTGGTGGTGAGACACAAGTTACATTTAACAATGGTTCTATTCTACCTACAACTGACAATGACGTAGACTTAGGATCTAGCTCACTAGAGTTTAAAGACTTGTACATTGATGGTACTGCCTATGTAGATGCCATTAACTTTAATGGTACTGCAATATCTGCCACTGCAGCAGAACTTAATATCATGGATGGTGTAACAAGTACTGCAGCAGAGCTTAACATTCTTGATGGCGTTACGTCAACTGCAGCAGAACTAAACATACTTGACGGTGTAACATCTACAGCCGCTGAGTTAAACATCCTTGATGGTGTTACAGCTACAACTGCAGAGATAAACCTTATTGATGGTGATACTTCAAGAGGTACTACAGCAGTAGCAAGTGGTGACGGTATCCTTATCAATGATGCTGGAACTATGCGTATGACTAATGTAGATACAGTGTCTACATACTTTGCAAGTCACAATGTAGGTGGGGGTAACATTGTTACTACTGGTGCATTAAACTCAGGTAGTATTACTTCTGGCTTTGGTGCTATAGACAATGGTTCGTCTAACATTACTACGACAGGTGTAGGTTCTTTTGGCTCACTAGATATTAGTGGTGCTATAGATGTAGATGGCACTACCAACTTAGATGCGGTAGACATAGACGGTGCTGTAGACATGGCAAGTACTCTGCAGGTTACAGGAGTAGCTACACTTACAGCTACTGCAATAGCTAACGCAGGTGTATCTGTAAAGAACGGAGCTACATCTGCTGGCTTTGTAGAGTTCTTTGAGGAC